CCACCATCTCCGAATGTTAAAGTTGGTAATGTAAGATAACCAGAACCTGCAGCTGTAATACTAGCACCTTGAATAACCCCATTCTTTAGTGTGGTTGAGAGTGTAGCACTCTTGTGAATTTTTGCTGTGACCTGTGGTGTAAATGCTGAAGCAAACATTTCTACCAATAATGGTATATCTTCAACTCCAATTACACCTGGTTGTATACCTGGCATTGCAGAAAATAATCTGGCCAGTGTACTTAACATCTTCTTGTCGTTTATTGTACCAACATTAACAAAGTTTAATAATAGTAAAATCTCTCCAAAGAATTTAAAACCAGCTGGGTGAACTAATCTTGTAAAAGCATCTGCCCAATCAGAAACGTTTTTACCAGTTTTAATTAAGTAACTAAATCTTTGATATCTTAAACTATCCTGAATAAAAATTTTATCAGATAAGAATCCTTTATTATCTAAATATCTACCTTGGCTGGTATCAAAATTACCAGATGAAGGTATAAGTGTATCATCATACGGTCTTTCTACTTCTACCTCTTCATTAAATAATAATCTAAAAAATATTTCTATAGAATCAGAACTTCCTCTTAGCTTATAAAAATCAATTATTTGTTTATATAAGTTTCTTTTATTAACTGTTACGTTTCTTGGAATAGCAGCTGCTATTTCTTTTTGCATGAATTCTAAATAGTTAGAAGCGTTTTGATCTATGTCCATAGCTTCTTCAATCGTATTCATAACTTGTGAAGGTCCAGGACCAACCCAGTTTTTAACCACTGTAGTTAATGTTGCTGTTTTAGTATTGTGTGAAGTTAATCCTATAACTGTAAATGTTTTACCAACCTCTGATGTTTGATTAGCTAAAGTTCCAGGTAGTTCGTTACCATTTGTTATAGAAACGTTAGTTGTATCTAAGGTAATAACTGTTTGTGTTCCATCTGCTGCAGTAACAATCAATGTAGATTCAGTACCATTTTCATCTGTAAAAAATTCATCGTTATTATTTTCTGGATCTGATATTCTAAATACGGCTTTACCATCTAGAACCACATCTGTAAATACTTTAGTCTGCTGATAGATAAACTCTTCCATATTCATAAATGTGTAATATGATTTTAGTAAAGCTTCAAGCTTAGATGAGTTTTCTAATATATGTGCTGGAACTAATTGCTTAAAATTAACATGCTCTTTCGTTTTCTTCTTAGAAGAAGCTACGGTTTCGACGTATCCAGGAGAGCTGTTTTCTTTATCGTACATTATTTAAGTCTTGGTGTAGTTTGATATGTTATAGAACCGGCTGAACCACTTACTGATATTGTATCAACTTCAGGTGTAATTGTAACCCTTGTATTGTCAATAGAAAGTAATTGATCTCTTTTTGGTGCTAAGTCTAATGAATTAGGTACCACGGTTATTCGGATAGATGTTGCTGCTGATGGAGCAAAACTATGTAAAGAAACTTTTCCATTGTCTGGATCTACTTCACCTGCATTTGGAATAACTGTTATATTTTCTCCACCTACGACTTTAAAAACTATAACTGTTCTTTTACTAGAACCTGTAATAGGTACATCACCAAAGAAATGATCTTCGTTATTAATCTTAAATGCTGTTGAAGATAATATAAATTTAGTTGAATCGCCTGATTGGAAGAAAGGTGAAGTAAATGTTAATTCAAAATTGTTTGTAGTTGTACTTGTTGTTGCTGCTATATTTTGGAACATGCGAGGTCTAACAGTACTATTTTGAATTGATGGATCTGCATTATCTATTGCACGGGTTAATTGTGAATGTCTAAATACACCATCGAATTTATTTAGGTTATTAAAGTTATAATCTGATATAGTATCTCTAACAACAGATTGTAAATCTGAAGCAGACCTATCTGTTAAGTTTGGATTATATTTAAAGAATACATCTAATTCTAAATTAGTAAAATTAGGATCTACAATCTCTGGAGTAATACTAACTACGTTTTTACCTTTTAATATTGTATCTTTAATATTATTCTTTTCCGCAGTTGTTAATACTGTAGTTGTAAGAGGTTTAATTGCTATGTAAACTTTACCATAATCAGGTGGAGAGTTATCCTCACCGCCCCAAGTAGAAATAGAATCTATATTACTAAATGATTTTTTAATAATAGCAGAATAGTCATCAGATGTAACTGCTCTGTTTTGTGAAGTAAATGTTAATGGTGCATTGAATCGAATACTTTCTGTTGTTTCTGCATCTACGCCACCTGCAGATAAACTTTTTGTTGTGACTGTAATACTAGAAAATCCACCAATATTATCTACCATACTAAATCCGTCGGTTGAATTTACTGCTTTACCAGAACCATTAGAATCTTTTCCATTTGTAAATATATAATCTAAAGTAACAATGTTATTATTAATAGGCTTAAATCCTGTCACACCATCACCGAAATATATTTCAAAGAATTCATTAGAATTTTCTTGTAGGTAATATGTCTTTGTTGTTTCATCGACATTTTTTAAAGATTCAAATTTTGTATAAATGTCAAATGCTGTGCTTTCTTCGTTATCCTGAACACGAACTCTTAATGTAGAAGTATCCGCATCAAAATCAGATAGTTGAAACTTTTGGTTTTCTATATCGTTATCAACCCTATATTTTATAGTTTTAAATGTTCCTTCTGCTATCTCTATATCTGAGAACGTAAATTTATTATCTAATATAGTTGCTGTATGATTATCTAAAACAACATATTGGAATTCTTCTCCAGATGAACTTAAAGTACTTAATTTTGTTCCTCTTGGCAACGTAAGAGCTGTAGGTATAGTTCCTGATTCACCAGCAACATTAACAACAAAATCAACCTTTGCTCTTGCTGCTAATATTGAACGTGGAACATATCCTAATAGTTTAGCTCTCGTAACAACATTTCCTCTTATCTGTGCTGAATCTAAAAATGCTTCATTTAAACTAAAGTGTGCATTCATTGCATTGTAATGTGTATTATATGCTAGAACATCTAGTAATACACTCATGCCTGATCCATCAAAGTCATAGTCATTAAACTCTGATTGTGTCTTTAAGAAATTCTTTAGATTTGTTTTAATCTGATCGAAATCTAATTCCGTTACTTTTAAATTACTTGCCATTTTATCTTAACCTTCTTAGTAATATTTCTACAGTATCATCTGTATCATTTTCTTTTATTAAAAATCTAACCGTTAACCTGTAAGCATTTTGATCAGATAAATCGTTTATACCAATTCCTAATACTTGTACTCTTGGTTCGAAATCAGTAATAACCTTTTTTACGTTTTCTTTAATAGCTATTTTTGTTATAGCATCAGCAGGTTCAAATAATAATCCTCTTAAATTAGCTCCAAGCTGTGGCTGAAACGGTCTTTCAAATGCGTTAGAAATTAAAAGGTTCTTAACAGCATTCTTTATAGCATTATCATCTTTTAATACGTTAATGTCTTTTCGGATTGGATGTAACGTTAAACTTAAATCTAAATCTCGATGACCTTTATTTTTACTAACTACCTTAGACTTCTTTATATCGCCACTTATTGACCAATCAGATTGTATTAAAGGTGATGTTTGTGTTGTCATATATCTATTTATACAAGTTTACCCAAGCTTTTTCTTTCTTTGTTCAACCAGAAGCTTAGCTGCTGTAGCTACGTCATCTGCATCTGCATATTCTTTTTTAGCGGATTTAGCCTTAGTATACATCTCTTCAAGTATTTTTCCTTCTGAGTGAAATCCAAAAATAACTCCAGTTTCATTTAATTGCTGTGCTTGTTGTTTGGACATTTCAAATTCATTGTAAGATTTCCACTTAAGATCATCCCAAGTACTTCCACCTAATTCAGATAATTGTACTTTGGTTTCATCAAAGGTTAAATCTGAATAAATTGATCGAAGAGCAAACCAGTTTGTTTCAGGTACATTAGGAAATTCTAAAGCGTCTGTTTTTTCTTGTATTTGTCGTCTTGCATTTGACATAGCAAGAAGGATTACCTTTAGATTTAATTCATCTTTATCTGGTTCAATAACTGGTTTTGGTTCTGGTTTCTTTGGTTCTTCTTCTGGGATCTTGGATTCTGCTGGTACTACTGTTGCTTCTCCATCTATTGTTTCTACATTAGGCATTGTGCTACATATAGATGAAGCATCAATACTAGGAGGAAAAGAATCTAATCCTAATCCACCTATTAAACTATCAAAGTCTGGAACTGCTGATCCCATACTTGCTTTTAGTTCTGCTATCTTTGTAGCTAATCCTGCCGCAGATGTTATATCACCTAGTTTTAATAAATCCCCTTGTAAGCTAGGAACTTCTGGTATAGTAGGAACAAAAGAACTAAGATCGGCTTTTAGTTCATTTACTTTACTTGCCATAGAAGATAAACCATCTTTACCCTGTTCTAAAAGAGTATCAAGTTCTTTTTGTTTATCTTTTACGCCTTTTAGTAATGTATTTTCTGAGCAACTCATTCTTACGTTCCGCTAGTTGGTGGTTGAGTTTCTGCTGTTGCTGGGTTTGGAGAACTTGCTCCACCAGTTCCAGGAACCTCTACGTGTGTATGTTGTGTTTGTGTTATATTATTAACTGTTATCTCACCAGCATCGTACACGAGCGCTGCGGTAGCGCACGTAAGCGTATGCGTACCATCTATATCTTCTGTTAAGTTTCCAGTAGTACCAAACTTCATATTGCCACCTGAAGCAACTGCAAAGTCACTTACTGAACTCTGAGAATATTTACCACCGGCAAATAAGGATATATTATTGTAAGCTGTATTAGAATAGTTATTTGTTGTATTAATAACATAATCATTTCCAATCGTAGTTAATGCATCGTTTGTTATATTTAAATTTAAATCATTTAATACTGTAAGATTATCATTAATACCAATGTTAGTACTTCTATTTCTTTGTATCTCTGTTTCGTAATTACCACCAATCTTAACTTGTTTACTTCCTTTCACATTTATGGTATAATCTTTTTCTACTTCTAAATGATAATTACCGTATACTAATTGTCGAACATCACCATCAACGGTCATATTCATATTACCTTTTATGTGGATATTTTTATCATTTAGGATAACTTCATAATCATCGCCAACTATTTTTACTTGTCTTGTTCCATCATTATAAATTTCTTCGTATGTTCCAGACCTATGGGTTTGATTTATTCTCTCATTTCCTGGGGTATCATCTATTTCTAATACGTGACCAGATTCTGTTTCATTTACTTTATTATAAGGATAACTAGGCTCATGTCCATTTAATGGAGCTAATTGATTCCAAGTTTGTTCTTCATAATAACTATCTGCTTGATCTGGAGCAACTGTTGTAACCTTAGGTGGTACTGCAGTTTTAATAGGATCTACTGTTGAACCCTGTTCTCTTGTTTGAAATGAACTACCAGACTTATACGTACTTTTTCTTGCTGACTTATTAACATCGCTTTGGTCTATATATTCTCCACGAGGAAAAGAAGTAGAAGTGAATCCTAATGAAATATCTCTTTCAGAACTTTTAGAAGCTATACTACCCATAATAATAGGATCTTGAGCACTTGGTCCGTCTCTAAAGAATCCAACTACCCATGAACCTTCCATTAATCCGTGTGGTGAATCACCTACGCCTGAGGTACCACTCGCTGTTGTTGGCATCATAACTGTTGCCCAAGGAAGATCAGTTGTTGGTAATATTCCTTTATCTTCTGTATGGAATCCAAAACACCTAACTCTACATCGATTCATTTCTTCAGGATCTGATCTATCCTCAACTACACCTGTGAACCATGCAAAAGTTCCATCTAAAAACATATCATTACGCATCTACACTTACCTCACTTGAATCTCTTTGTATTGTCACATTCATTTTATAGAAATCATCAAACCTATGTACTATCCTTGTAACTAAGTAATCGCTTGACATATATTTATCAATCATAACTGGTGCTAAATCAGCATCTTCGATAGTAGTTGGTTTAATTGTTTTAAGACTTATTTTAGATCCTACAGTTAATCCAAAATCACCATTTAAGAGTATGTCTTGTGTATTAAATGCTAGTGTCTGTAAATGTGATTCTGCTTTTAGCAAAGTTGTAAAAGCTGGAGCATGATAATTTTTATGTGAATCAAAGGATTTGCTATTTAAAGATATATAATAATTCTTAGCTTCTTTTAAATCTCCTAATGATCTATCTAATACTTTTTGGCTATCACTAAAAGGTTTATTCTTGTTTATCTTTTTAGGATTTTCTGAATCGTAATTAAAGAATGTTTTCTTATACGATTTATTCGCGATGTCGATCGTGTGGAGCGTGGCCGCGTACGCACCCGAACCAACATCATTTAATTTACCCATATTAAAGTTACTTCCAAATCCTTGTACTCTTGATCTATATTCATTATAAGAACCTGCAGTTCCATGGTCTTGGGTAAAGTAAGGAATAAATTCATAGGTTTCATATGGTTCTTGTTCATATAAATTTTCTAAGGAATTAAATTGTAATCCATTCTGTAGTGTATCATAGAAATAATATGGCGTACCGTTATCAAATGCATTCTTTAATAACCAATTAATAGCTTGGATTGGTCTAAGTGTTGGAAATACACCTTTAATAATATCTTTTGTATCAGTATTAATATCAAACTTTTCTACTTTTAAATCTTTATTACATATATCTTCGACCAATTTTCCAATTGACCCTTGGAAAGATCTTTGTAAAACCTTTGCTTGGTTATTATATAATTGTTCTGATATAACTCTAAATTTATAGAATTGTTTACCTGGTGCTACTCGCATATAATTAAATACTTCTGCAATATGTAATTTTAAATCAAACTTAGATATTTTTTCTTTTGTTCCATCTACTGGCGTTCTTTTTATTTTTATTTCAATCTTTTCATTACCAGTTATTTTTTGTTCTTCTAAAAAGTTAGCTGCATCTTGTATAAAAATTATACCTTCAACAAAAGGCGTATTTAAATCTTCAGTAAATTCCATCCTTTGAATAAAGGATTTAATATCGACAGGTTTTTCTTTATTGTTAATGAAAGTTACACTTTCTATTAAATAGGAATCAGGGGTAACGTTACCTTCTACACCCTCTGCTCCTCTGCTTGAAGTACTAGACATTTAATAATCTCTCAAACTCATCGGCAAATCGATCCACATATTCTGGATCTATTACTCTTATTCTGGACCTTTCCTCATTTAATTCATTAACATAGGCACGATTAGATTGAAAAGATAACTGGGAGGAAGATACTCCACCTTGTATGAAATCTGCATTTGTAACTTGTCTTTTTTCTTTATCACCCGTAAGAAAATATTTGTAAGGTGCTTCTGCATATTTAAATGCTTGATATGTAGAAATAGTATCTCCTGAAGTTGCACCTGTTAATATTTCTGTTCCTCCAGATATAGCAGTTGGATCACCAAGTGGTGCATTTGAATTTACATTTTGAATTACTAATTGATTTAGATCAACATTCTTTTTAGTAAGTGTTCCACTAAAACCAGATATAGAACCAGTGACTGTTTCTCCAAGAGTAAATGCGCCGTTAGAAGCATTTGGAACTGAACCAGCTAAACTGTTTTCGAAACTTGTTATAATTCCATCTGTGTTTCGAATAATCTTTGGTTTAGTTGTTATAACATAACCTTCATATTCTACTTCTAAATAATCAAATAAATCCTCTTGGCTCATTGGCCAAGATCGAGTACCATCATGCAATGCATCATTTATAATAAAGAATGTCCAATAATAATTTGGGTTATCATATAACCTTTGAGAAACTATATCTGGTCTTTCTCCATTTATAACATTATAAAAAGTATAAGCAGAAGTATTATCAATAAATTCTTGTAAAGGTCTTACACTTCGATAAAGATTAACTACATTTGTTATAACGCCGTTTCTTTCAAAATCATATTGTGTTAAAGGAAATTGTTTAAAAAATGCCATTATCCACCTCTCCCAACTTTCGCTAATTGTTCTTTCTTAACTTGTTCACTTCTACCTTTTTGCGAATTTGTTGTAGACTTGGCAGGAGTAGATTTACCAGCTGATGCTTCTGTTGGGAAAGAACCTGGTCGAGTATAATCATACTGAGGATCTGTTCCAGAAGTACTATCAAGATATAAATCTTTTCTTGTAAGTTGTTTCGCTTCTGAGAAGCTTAAAGATAATTCCATTGCCGTTGGTTGTCCACCTATAAAGAATGAATTACCTTCTGGGTTTAAATTAGCTGATACGCTAGTTAAATAACAATCATGTATCATTGGCATGTGTATATTTTCTTCTTCGCCAATAAAGAATTGTATTTTAAATTTAGGTGGATATTTTAAAGTAAATAATCCTTCTCTTTCTGGATATAGATATTTTCTAAAAAAGTTTTCTATACGTCTAGAATCTTCTGCTTCTTCTTTTGATTCAGGTACCATTTTAAAAGTAAATTCAAATTCTCTTAATTGAACTCCTTCGAACGCTAACGCTGTTTGTGGATTAAATGCTACACCTTTTTCCATCGCTGCCGCTGCAGTTGTACCACCAACATCTCCTGTTATTCCTTCAATAGCTTTTAAAGACATAACCGTTGCATCGCCAGTTGTCATTCCTGTTAATGCAGTTTTCTGTGAATCAAGATTAGCTTTTACTGCTTTTGCTGCTGTTAAACTTCCTAGATCTATACCAGTATATCCTGCTCCATCTTTTACTTGAAACCCAGCTGGGATAAACAAATGAATTCTATCTATTTCAGTAGATGCAGGTTTATGTTTACCTGTAAGTGAAAAACCAATGTGTGGCATTCCTTGGTCTGCTTCGTTACGAAGAGTGCTTGGAAAAGTTACTATATTTGCCATATAAATACCTGTATAAAATTATTTAATTATAGGTTTATTTATATGAGTTATAGAGGCAAATACACAATTAAAAACAAATCTAAGTATGCAGGCGATCCAAAGAAGGTTGTATATCGATCTTTATGGGAAAGACAGGCGTTTAGATGGTGCGAAGATAATCCAAATATAAAGAGATGGAATAGCGAAGAAGTAGTTATACCATATAAATGGCAAGTGGATGGAAGAATACATCGCTATTTTGTTGATTTATTAATAGAAATGAAGAATGGTGAAGTATATCTAATAGAAATTAAACCTAAAAAAGATACAGTTCCACCTAAATCTAAAAGAAAAACCAAGAAACATATAAAAGAAGTCACAACATTTATTAAAAATACAGATAAATGGAATGCTGCATCACAGTTTGCAGAACATAAAGGGTGGAAATTCCAGGTTTGGACAGAAGATACTTTAAAGAATTTAGGCATCAAACTACTGACAGGAAAGCATAAATAGTAGTATGGCTAGTTTATTTGATACATTACAAGCTCAAGCGTTTCGTGCAGGGGTAACTGCTAGAACGAATGCTAGTAAGAAATGGTTTGAAGCTAATGTTAAAAAATTAGGACAAGTAAATCGTACATCGTTATTAAAAGATGATGCATTAGAACCAACATCAAGAAATATAGCTGGTAATATGTACATGTATTTTTATGACCCAAAATATAAAGACACACTGCCTTATTACGATAGGTTTCCATTAACTATAATGGTTGAACCTGCAAAAGGTGGATTCTATGGATTAAATTTACATTATTTAAAACCAACAATACGTGCAGCATTCTTAGATGAATTAATGAAAACAGCACCAACAAAAATTACAGATAAAAGTAGAATTAGAGCAAGATATAAATTGTTAGCAGGAAGCAGAAAATATAAAGAGTTTAAACCTTGTTTTAAACATTACTTAACAGAACATATTAAATCTAAATTAGTTAGAGTACCAATGTCAGAATGGGAAGTAGCTATATTCTTACCAACAGAACAATTTAAGAAAAAAGGTAAAGCTGCTATCTGGGCTGATTCCCTTAAAATTAGTAGGAGCTAAGAATGAATATAGAAGATCTAAAATCAACGATAGCAAAGAAGGGTGGCGTAGCTCCAGCAAATAGATTTAATGTTATATTTGCACCACCAGCAGAATCTTTATTAAATATAGACAAAGAAGGAATCGTAGCCTCGCTAATATCAGGTACATTTAGTGCAGGTAACTTAATTAACGATCCAAGAGATATATCTATATTGTGTAAAAGTGTTCAAATACCAGGAAGAACAATTTCTACATTTGAACATGCACACGATAAACAAACGAACAAATACCCATATACATTTATTGATGAGGATGTAACAATGACATTCCATTTAACAAATGATTATTATATGAGAAATATGTTAGAGAGATGGCAATCTGGCATATTTAATACCGAATCATATGTCGTAGGATTTAAAAATGATTATTCCGTCGATGTGGTAATACAGCAACTAAACCAGAAGAACATTCCGGTTTACGGGGTTAAGTTATTAAAAGCTTATCCGGTTTCTTATGAATCGATAACTTTAGATAACAGCTCTGAAAGTTCTGTAGTTGAAATGAGCGTAACTTTTGCTTATGATAGATTCGAACCAGAAGGACCATTAAGTTCTACTGGTTCAGCATTAAGAAGCGCAATTAATCTTATAACTTAGGAGAAAATATTATGGCTTTGCCAATTGTGAAAGGCTCACGTTATACGACGGTATTACCGTCAACTGGAGCCGAAATAGAATATAGACCTTATAACGTAGGTGAAGAAAAGCTATTAATGGTAGCTTTAGAATCGAAAGATCAGCAGATGATTATTCGAACATTGAAAGATGTTATGCAATCGTGCATATTCGATAAAGTAGATTTTGATAAATTTACTGTTTTCGATTTCGAAAAATTATTTTTAGCTTTACGTGCTAAGTCTGTAGGTGAGATTGTTGATTTAGAAATGAAGTGTCAGGATACAGAGTGCAATTCCGTAACTCCAGTATCTGTTAACTTAGAAGAAATAAATCTGACAGATCTCCCAGAAAGTAACACTATTATCATAGATAATGATATAGGCGTTACACTTAGATTTCCTGGAGTACAGGACGTCGAAAGGTATGATGAAGAACATCTTGCAAAACCGCAAGGTGCATTTGACTTAATGATTGATTGTATTGATACAATATTTGATGAGGAAGGTGTATATAACACGAAAGAAGAACCAAGAGAATCGGTTGAAGCTTTTTTAAATAATTTAAGCTCAGCACAATTCAGAAAGTTATCAACTTTCTTTGAATCTATACCAACCTTAACTCATAATATAGAGTATAAATGTATTAAGTGTGGTAAAGAAAACGAACTAGAACTAAAGGGTCTACAAAGTTTTTTTACCTAGGCCTCTCGCATGATAGTCTTGTAAACCATTATAAGACTAATTTTGCTTTGATGCAACACCACGGTTATTCGTTAACCGAACTTGAGGGTATGGTGCCATGGGAGAGGGAAATTTACATAGCTCTCCTGCAGGATCATATCCAGAAGGAGAACGAAAGGTTGCAACAACAACAAGCAAAAATGAGGAAATAGAAATGAATCAACCAAGCGGACAATTCCAAGGAGACATGGATAGGAACGAGGTCGAAATTGATCTTAAAAAGTTCATGGCAATGGTTAGTGAAATAGGTGAACTGAAACAAGAAATCTTTGAACTAACTACTAACGATAGAAAAAACCCATGGCAAAAATGGGTGTTTGCAGCTAAGACATTAGATGCATGGAGAATTATACCAAGAGCATTCTTAGGTATTTACATGTATCTTTTATATTACGCTACATTCTGGTTTATGGATTTACCAGAACCAACATTAGAACAATCTGGTCTTATCAGTATCTTAGTAGGTGCAGGTGCGGCGTGGTTTGGTCTATATGTAAATTCAGCAGCTAAAGAACACGGGGACAGTAATCCTAACTAAGGAAAAGTAAATGGCAGACGACGATAAGAAAAAACCGGCACCACAAAAGCCTATAGAGCAAAGAAAGGAAAAGAAACCAGCGGTTGATCCTACTATAGGAAATATTGATAAAGGTGTACAGGATGCAAATAAAAACCTAGACTCTTTAATCCAAAGAACGGGTCAGGTTTCTAATAGAGCAGAACAAAGAGCGGATTTATTATTACAGGCTGCCGACGCCCAAAAGAAAATAGACGAATTAGCTGAAAATGGTAGAGCTGAAGATGCTGCAGAAATGCAGAAATCATTAGATGAAACAGCTAAATTATTAAAAGGTTCTAAAACAGATATAGCTATAGGAAATAGATTAGCTGAGTTAGCTCAAATAAACTCTAGTACTTCTGACCTAATAGAAAAATATGGTACAAAAGATGAACAAGCTACAAAAGAAAATCTATCAGGTATACAGAATGTCATTAAAAGAATTGAAAAACAAACTGCACTTACAGAAGGTGATACATTAACAAAGATTTAGGTAGACAACTTAAAAAGTTAGGTGGAACTTTCGGACAATACTCCACACAACAAACAAAACAATTACAAAAGGCTTACGATGAAGCCAATAAAACTTTAGCTCTTCCGATGACTAAGGGTAATATTAAATTAATTAAAGCAGCCCAAGAACAAATCGAAGAAATAAAAAGAGGTGCAGATACAGA